ACGCGCTGCAGGTGGGTTACATCTGAATGGCGTGGTTCCTGCCTTCGTACGGGCGCCCGGAAAAGCTCGGGGCGCTCCGGGATGCCCCAGGCGGCATGCCCGACAACGTCATCGTCATGGTCAACGCGGACGACCCCCGGCGCGGTGACTACGAGACGATGTCGCCGTGGCCTATCCACTTCGTGTCGGAAGGCTCCCGCGTATGCGACGTGTGGCGGGAGGCCTTCCGGCTTTTCCCGGATGAGCCATATTACGGGCTCCTCTCGGATGACACGCTGCCGCTGACGCCGGGCTGGCACGAGAAGATGGTCGAGGCGGCCGGCCGGCACTGCTTCGCCAACCCGCGCGGCGGCCCAGGCTGGCCGCAGAAGATGCGGACCGCTTTCTGTGTCGGCGGCGACCTGGTGCGGGCCATGGGCTACTTGGTGCCGGACGGTTTTCGGCACAGCTTCGCCGACGACATGTGGGACCTGATCGGCGCGACGTTCAGGCTCATCGTGCCGCTTCCCGACGTCACGGTCGAGCACCGCCATGCGCTGTACGGAACCGCCGAGAACGACGGCACGTATGCGCGCGGCTCCGCGAATTTCGAGCAGGATCGCGAGCGCTTCCGGCAGTGGCGGACCGGGGGCGAGTGGGCCGAGACGGCCCGCCGCATCTCGGCGCTGACCGGCATGGAGATCGGGACGGTAGGGGAAGGCACGCACCGCGTCGCTTTCTGCATCCCGTCCGGCGATGCGGTGATGATCCACAAGCCCTTCGTGCGCTGCCTGGAGGCGACCAAGGCGCTCCTCGACGCGCACGGCGTGAAGTGGGTCCATGTGCAAAGAGACGGCGGCAGCCATATCGGCAAGGCGCGCGAGGGCGTGCTGTGGGCGGCAATGCAGTCGGACGCCACACATCTGTTCTGGATCGATGACGACATGACCTGGGAGCCTGAGGAGGCCCTGTCCTTGCTCGCGGCGGGGGTGGACTTCGCCGCCGTGGTCGGGATGCGCAAGAGCACGCCGCCGACGCCGGCCTGCAACGTGCTGCCGGGTGCGGCCATATTCGATCACAAGACGGGCTTCCTCGAAGTGCGCGACGTCGGCTTCGCATTCGTGTGCCTGCGCCGCGAGGTCATCGAGCGGCTTTGCGCTGCATATCCCGACCTCCAGTACCAGACGGGGGACGGCAGCAAGCAGTACGCACTGTTTCTCGACATGATCGACAGGGAGACGGTCGGCGAGGGCGAGCGGCTGGGCGAGGATTTCAGTTTCTGCCGGCGCTGGCGCGGCATCGGCGGGCGCATCTGGGTCGACGCACATGCCGAGCTCGGCCACTGGGGCGTCACCGACTACAGGGGTAAGCTGTCCGATTTCTTCGTGTACGGTGAGAAAGAGGCGCTGCCCGCGCACCGCGTCGCCGCACGATGAACACCGGGGCCGTACCCTCCGACGTGGGTCTGCTCGACCAGATCATCGCCCGTATCGGGGTGATGGGGCCGGAAGATCAGGCATCGGTGGCGGCCCTGACGATCGAGGCGACGGCGCACATGCGCTGGATTCCCAATCCGGGACCGCAGACCGACGCCTACTTCTCCGAGGCCGATTGCCTGCTGTTCGGCGGCGAGCCGGGCGGCGGCAAATCGCAGCTCCTGCTGGGCCTCGCCTTCAACGAGCACCGCCGCACGCTCCTGATGCGCCGGCAGTATGCCGACCTCGACCGGCTGATCGAGGACGCGCTCAAAATTAACGGCGGACGGACAGGCTTCAACGGCTCGCCACCCCCGCGGCTGCGGCTGGGCGATCAGCGCGTCATCAACTTCCGCGCGGCGCAGCGTGTCGGTGACGAGCAGGGCACCATGGGGCAGGGCCGCGACCTGCTGGGCATAGACGAGGCGACCCACTTCGCGGAGTCGCAGATCCGCTTCCTCATGGGCTGGGTGCGCACCGAGGTGGCGGGACAGCGCTGCCGGACCGTGCTGGCGACCAACCCGCCGCTCACCGCCGAGGGCCTGTGGGTGACGTCGATGTTCGCGCCCTGGCTCGACCCGCGTCACCATAACCCGGCCAAGCCCGGCGAGCTGCGCTGGGTGGTCTCCGACGAGGACGGCAAGGATGAGTGGGTGGCCGGCCCCGACGATGTCCGCATCGTGCGCGGAAAGACCATCCGCCCGACCTCGCGGACCTACATACCGTCGGCGGTGAGCGACAACCCCTACTACGCCGCCACCGACTATGCCCGCACGCTCGATGCAATGGGCGAGCCGCACCGATCCCTGCTGCTGGGCGGCTTCAAGACGGCCTTCAAGGATGCCGAGAACCAGATCATCCCGACGGTGTGGGTGCAGGCCGCTCAGGAGCGCTGGACCAAGGAGCCGCCCGAGGGCGTCCCGATGTGCGCCATGGGCGTCGATGCCAGCGGCGGTGGCGACGATCCCATGACGATCGCGCCCCGACACGATGGCTGGTTCGCCGAGCTGATCGAGGTGCCCGGCAAGACGATCCCGCGCGACCGCAGCGGCACCTACTGTGCCGGCATCATCATCGGATACCGCCGCGACGGCGCCGAGGTCGTGGTCGACATGGGCGGGGGCTACGGCGGCCCGATCTACGAGCACCTGAAATCCATCCCCATCGACGTGGTGGCCTACAAGGGCTCGGAAGCGTCGATGGCGCGGACCAAGGACCGTCAGATGAAGTTCGCGAACCGGCGCACCGAGCTGCTGTGGCGGTTTCGCGAGGCGCTGGACCCCGACCAGCCGGGCGGCTCACCGATCAGCCTACCCCCGGACCCCAAGGTGGTGGCCGACCTCACCGCACCGATTTTCGAGGCGATCTCGTTCAAGGGCGGCATGGCCTACCGCGCGGAGTCCAAGGAAGACGTCTGCGCGAAGCTGGGCCGCTCGACCGACCGTGGCGACGCCGTGGTCATGTCGTGGGCTCATGGCACCAAGACCGCGCATGTGCGCGGCGGCTGGCAGAACCAAAGGCGCGGCGCCGGACCGAACGTGGTCCTGGGCCACGGGCAGAAGAGCAAGTCGAGCAGCGGCGGCCGGTACAGCGGAGGTAGCGAGCATGGCTGATGAAATCGAGCGCATCGCGAGGGCGCTGGAGGCCATCGCACGGGAGGTGGAGAAGCTAGCAAACCCGCCTGTCTCCGTAAGCTGGGCCTGCGGGGTGTGCGGCCGGGTCGACGCCCATGCGCCCGGATGCGCGGCCCTGCATGCCCGGCTGAACGGGAGGATCGGCTGATGGGCGCGATCTTCGGCGGCGGCGGGGGGGGAGCGCCGGTCATCATGCCGGCCGCGCCCGTGACGCCGGTCGCTCCGAGCGGCCCCCAGCTTGCGCCTGGGCAGCAGCGTCCCGGCGGCCCCATCGTGCCGATTGCTGCGGCGGGTCCATCATATGAGACCTATGACGACCGCCTGCGGCGCCTGTCCAACCTCTCCATTCTGGGCGGTGGCGACGCGGGCAACACCACGGCTTCTGGCCCGAGCGCGAGCACCGGTGCCGAGGGCTCTTCCGCCGATGGGACAATCTGATGGGCGCTTTGTTCGGCGGCAGCCAGCCGCAGCCGGTCGTCATGGCGCCGCCGCCGCCCGCGCCGCCAGCACCGATGCCCACCCCGGACCCCGAGGCGCAGCGCCGCGCCGCCGAGAAGAAAATGGCTGGAGCGGCGAATGCCGCGACCACGCGCTCGAGCACGATCATCGGCTCAGACGATACGTTGGGTTGAGCGCATGCCCGTAGCCATCGAACAGGTCCGAGCTCAAGGTGACGAGCTATTCGGCAATCGCGGCTCGCTGCTGTCGTACTGGCAGGAGTTGGCCGAGAACTTCTACCCCGAGCGCGCCGACTTCACCGCCATCCGCTATCTCGGGGCCGACTTCGCATCGAACCTGATGACGTCGTATCCGGTGCTGGCGCGGCGCGATCTCGCCAACGCCATCGGCGCGATGATGCGGCCGGCCGGAAAAGACTGGTTCGCCATCCGCTCCAGCCGGCCCGACAAGGAAGACACCGAGGCCCGTCAATGGCTGGAGTGGGCGACCAAGCTCCAGCGCAACGCCATGTACGACCGCCCCGCCATGCTGGTGCGCGCGACCAAGGAGGCCGACAACGATTTCGCATTGACCGGGCAGGCGGTGCTCCAGGCCGACATGATCCGTCCCGCCGACGGCAGCACCCCGCACCTGCTGCACCGCTGCTGGCACCTTCGAGACTGCGCCTGGGTCGAGGACCACACCGGCCGGGTGGTGCAGGTCTTCCGCCAGTGGAGCCCCTACGCCATCGACCTCGTGCGCAATTTCCCCAAGACCGTGTCGGACACGGTGCGCGAGAAGGCGCTGAAGAACCCCTATTCGCGCGTGAAGTGCTGGCACGTCCTGATGCCCGCCGACGTCTATCGCAACATGGACGGCGCCAACAAGGTCCGGCAGAAGCACGTCTCGATCTTCCTCGACATCGAGAACAACACCGAGCTCGAAGTCCTGGGACAGGTCACGTTCAACTACATCGTCCCGCGCTGGCAGACCGTGAGCGGCAGCCAGTATGCCCATTCCCCGGTCACCGTGGCGGCGCTGCCCGACGCCCGGCTCCTCCAGGCGCTCAGCCGCATCCTTCTGGAGGCCGGTGAGAAGGCGGTCACCCCGCCGATGATCGGCGTGCGCGACGCCATCCGGTCCGACCTCGAGCTGTTTGCTGGCGGCTTCACCGCGGTGGACGCCGACTATGACGAGCGGCTGGGCGAGGTGCTGCGACCCATCACGCAGGACCTCAAGGGCCTCGCCTTCGGTCGGGACTTGCTGAAGGACATCCGTGAGCAGGTCGTTGGCGCGTTCATGCTGAACAAGCTGAACCTGCCTCCCAGCCAGGGCGGCCGGGACATGACGGCCTACGAGGTCGGGCAG